GAAGAAAAATCAGTGGGGGGAGGGTTGGACGCTCGACGCTTCGCCTTCCATCGCTCGAAGGCTTGCTCTCTGCGTGCCTTGACCGCTTCCTTCTTGTGGTAGCCGGCTTGGTTGTGCTCGGCTCGGTGGTGCTCGACGCACAGCAGCACGCAGTTGTTCGGGTCGTAGCACAGCCGCTCCATCTCTGCCGCGGTCTTGCCGGACTCAAAGGGGACGAGGTGGTGGCAGTCCACTCCGGCGCGTATCCATCCACCGGGAACGCCTGCCGCGATGCCGTCTCTTATGCACCACTCGCACAAGCCTTTGGCTCGCTGCCACACGACAGCCTTGGTCTCACGCCACCGCTTATCGTTGAGCATCTTCATGTGTTCGGGTCTGTATCGTTTCATTGCTCTATCTCCAAGTTTAGTTTGTCCATCATGTAGGCGATGTCTTGCACCTTGTCGTATGCGCCGAGCATCCGTGCCACCTTCTCCGCCTCGGTCTCGGGTATGTCGGACATGAGGCGGATCATGATGTCGGCGATGTCGGCTTTGGGTCCGTCCTTGATGGGGTCGTACTGCCCGCCTTCGCTGACAGGCCGCATATTGACGGTCATGGTCAATAGGTTGTAGCCAATAGAGTCAATCGCTCTTTGCCATTTCTCCATGCCATCTATATCAGGGTAGGCAACAAGGTCTCGGTTATCCCTGATTAGTGGGTCAAGCATTTCGGCGTTGAAGAACTTGAGACCACCAACCGCCATCCATATCTTTATGTTAGGATCACAAAAGGCTGAACATAACAGTGCGGTCTTCTCACTCTCCACCAATGCTATCTGAGCCTTTGGGTATTTCTTCGCAAGGTGCAAACCGAACAGGCAGCGTCTCGCCTCGTAGGTGTCGGCATCCATCTGCCCTGCCTTGGCTAACATGGACGACATCCAATTCGGATTCCACTCTTTGTCTCGGTGTCCGTCTGCCTTATACTTCATAAACTTCATATCACGCAGACGCATCTCCATATCAATCTGCGGCCATATCACCCAACCAGCCGTGTACCCTTTGAGGCTTGTGCCCACACGGTACTGCTCAATCATGTCATCCAGTTTGGACTTGAACTGCTCCGGCAGTTTGCCGCGCATCCATGTAAGCAGTACATTGTCTTCGGCATGGTGCATATACGGTTCGGTATATCCGAGCGGCCACACCATCCACTTCAAAGGTGGCAGCGGTTCGCGCGGCACGAATGTCTTTTTGTAGTTCTCGCGCTTTGCTACCATATCTTTGTAGTGGTCATCCTCTTCGACATAGATATTATAGATTGCGGCAATGTACAGGAGCGCGTCGCGGTAGCTGAGTTTGTGGTACTCCATCACGAACTTTATTGCATCACCTTTGGCTTCGCAACTAAAGCAGTAGTAGAAGTTCCTCCGCTCATTTACTACAAACGATCCGAGGTTTCTGTCCGCATGAAACGGGCACAGGCATTCAAGGTGCGCACCCTTCCGACGGAGTTGGAACCCTGCGTCCTCAACCACGTCCACGATGTTCGCGGATGCTTTGATTTTCTCTACTATGTCGTCTTTGATTTTTGGCATGTTTGGTATTGCTACTGAGGTACTGCTTGTATTGCTACTGCGATACCGGGTGTATCGCTACTGAGGTACTTTTGTCGCCGCGCCGCCGCCGTTTGGGGGTTGGGGGTGTACCTACTGTATGCTATCATCGCACGCGCGACCCTTTCCGATTGAGTTCGCCCGGCGTAGCCCGTAGCCCAGTCCCCACGCCTATATTTATTTATTCAAGAATAAATATAGGCTTGTGGGGCGGGTGGGCTGCCGGTCTAAATTAGTCCTTTGGCTTGTAGTATTTTGTTTCAGTTCCACAACAATGTTTTGCCTTCTTTCCGCTGCCACATGGACAGGGGTCGTTTGGTCTAACTTTGACTGCGATGAGCGGCTTGTTGCTCACCATGACTTTTACTTTGTGGTTTCGTAATGTGTCGTGCATAATTAAAACGGCATTTTATAGTTATCGTTATCGAACCGCTCTACCGGGTTCGCGGTGTACTTGTTATCACTTACCGTCAGGAAGCCCAGATGCACGGCGCGGTCGATGTACTCTTTCGCCTTAGTGCTGCCGATGCTCCATTTCTTTTTCATGTCCTCACGCAAGGTGGTGAGGCTGATGTTCTGACGAGTGCCAATCACGCTGACCATGTTCTCCACCTCTTCGGGTGTCGGTTCGGTCTTTGCAGGTTCTTCGTACAGTTCGCCAACCGTCACGGGTCCGTCTATCTCTTCCGGCATGCCCCATCCGTTCGCGTCGGTGTACTTGAACCACCATTTGTCCACATCCTTGCCGCGTGCCTTCACCTGATCCACCGTGAAGTAAATCTCCGGCATGTTCATCTGCTGCTCGTTCGGCTTGAGGTCGCATTGCTTGGTTTTGATGACCGAGAATATCTCAGCCACCTTGCGCTGTGCAATCGAACCGAGTGTGCCGACCAGTTTCGACACCAGCGGGTTCTCATGCAACACCATCCAAAGGCTTGTGTCGTACTCGTTGGCGAGCATCATGCACTTGCGGATGATGGGCTGACACTCCACTTGGTCGTTGTAGTCCTTCACGAGGTCAAGGATACCGTCGAGGAAGATGTCGGTCGGGCGAACGAGCCAGATGGCTTTGAGTATCTTGCGCCAACGGTCGGTCTCTTTCTCGGTGTCGCGGAGCCGCAGGATGATGAACTGCTTGCTCTCCTGCCGGTAGTCGATGCCCGCCATCGAGCAGACGCGGTTCTTGAGCGCAATCGTGTCGTCCTTGCCCTGCTCGGTGTCGATGTACAGCACCAACGGGGTCGGACGCTCCTTGAGGATGTACTCCAGCTTGCCGTACCTGCCGCTCAGTATCGCCGCCATGAGCATCGTCATCAGCGCGGTCTTGCCGTTGCCCGGCTTGCCCGAGATGATGTGCAACTCGCCGACGTTGGCGAAGGCTCTGTCACCTCTTTGCAGCGTGTACCGAGGGGCGCGGTACGGTTCGGTGAAGTCGAGGAAGTCATGCGACACGTCGGCCGAGTACCAATCGTCATCCGCGAGGAAGGTCGGTTTCTCTTCCGGCACGGGCACTTCCTTGTGCTCCTGCTCCGCTATGAAGTCATATTTGTTGTCTTGCGTGTCCATGTTTCGTGCAAGAGGTTACAAATTAGAAGCAGCTACTTTGAGCCACGATTGCCTCACCGTAGATAGGTGCCTCGATGTGGAATGCTGCCATTGCTTCTTTGTTAAGCGGCGGACGCTTTGCATCGTCGCCACACGCTGAATCCCACGAGCAGAGCCAGTACATCGTTTCAATGTCGCGGCCTTGGCTGTCTTTGTGGGTCTCGGAATACGCCCAACGGAGTGTGAACCACCCACCGATGAGGTTGATGAGTTCGTTGGTAGTGAAGCGGGTCTTTTCGGGCTTCTCCACAAACTCATGCTTTCCGTCCAATTTTATTACTTCGTAGATCATAACTTTTTCTTTTTAGAATGGTAAATCACTTGTTTTTCCTTCTTCGGGTTTTGGCTCTTGCGGCTCTGCTGGCACTTGCGTGCCTTCTGCGGGCTTTTCTTCTTTGGACTGCTCAGTTGCCCCACCTGCTGCCGTTTGTGCGCTTTCCGTCGAGATATTCCGATTCGCAAGGTCGAAACCGCGCAAGGTGATCTGCTGGAAGCAGTAATCCTTACCTGTCTTCTCACTTGTGCCCTCTTTGACTTTGAACTCAATCTGCGCCTTTCCGACCGCACCGGCAATGATGCCTGCCTTGGTCAGACTCTCTTTGGTCCGATAGCTCTCAGCGATGATTTCGTCGTCGCCCGACACTAACTTAACTCCGTACACTGGCGACCATGTGCCGTCGTCATTTTGTCTTTGGCGTGCTACTTTCACGCTCTCGATTGTTGCTAAAAATTTCATTGTTCTTCCTCCTTATTTGGGTTTTCTACTTCAAATAACTTTTGCTGTGTCTCCTCGCTCGGCGTGTAGGTCCGCTTGCAGGGCTTCTGCTCGTACATCTGCGAACCCTTGTGCCAGTCGTTGTTCTCGAATTGCAACCGCAGTTCCTGTTCGTCCGGGTTCTCGGCATACGCATCAGCTATCCGATGGATCGTGTCAAGGAACGACTCGGTGCCGAGTGACACACCCACCATCCGCAAGTGCTTATACAGGCTTTCGTTCGTTAGCTCGATGAACCGCTCCAACTGCTCCTGCGAGTTGTAGGTCGCCTGCCACCCTTCCGCGTCGCCCTCCATCACCGGACGGAGCACATGCACCAAGCGGCTTGCACCTTTTCCCTTCGGATGACGCAGCACATAGAACGCTTCCATCACTTGCGCATCGCTCATGTCCTCGGTCAGACGCAAGGCGTTCTTCCAACCCGGCAGACCCTCGAACATCCGAATGACGCGGATGAGGTTCTCGTCGAGGTTGTGAAAGTCGTCCATGTAACGGATGAGGCAGTCGCACAGCATTTGCAGCATGTCGTACAACGTGAAGTCGTACTGCTGACAAATAGCCTCCAGCCGCTTCTTCGCCGACTCGGTGACTTTCGTGTTGATGACATGTTCAGCGAGCTCTGCCATAGTTATGCGATAGGTTTGTTGTATTTCCACTGATTCCACAGTCCCACGCGGTCGAACTCTGCGTCCAACTCGCTGATGGTCGTGGCTCCTACGTTGCGCAGTTTGCTCATCGGCTCACGACCGAACTTGAGCGCATCGCCGTAGGTCTTGCAACCTAACTTCATGAGGATGTTCTGCGCACGGACACCGAGGAACATGCGATTGATCGGCATGTCCGCCACCGCCGACAGGTCTGCCTTGCCGCTGACGTACTTGATGACCGGGTTCGGCACCATGCTCGTCAGGATGCTCTTGCGGTCATCAAACAGCCGACTGTCATAGTAGGTGTCGCCCGTCTGGTCAAAGTTGCTGTCCACGCACTCCTTCTTGAGCGTATCGGCAGGCAGGTGCAAGTGTATCTCCCAAGCGTCGGCGATGGTCATCACCTCGATGGGGTGCTCGGTGCCGAATGCAGCGCGGCGTGCCACATTCAGGAACCAATAGCACTTGCCATTGACGACGAACACCTTCGGAAGAAACTTCGGCTCTTCCGCCGTGCTGCCGAGAAGCATCATGCTATTCTTCACCAGCACCTCCGCTGCGTGTTGTTTTTGTTGTTCTGTCATATCTTATCTGTTTTGAATTTGTCTTGCTGTTTTGTCTGTCCCGTAATGGTGCCACCATAGGCAGCTGATGACTTTCCTTATCGGCATCTTGCTGTACGGCACCATGCACCAGTATTGCTTTTTGCCTTTCGGCTTTTGGCAGAAGGTGCAACCGTGACATTCGGCCTTGGTCATCTGCGGTCTTTCTTGTAGTACTCGTCACCGTTGAACCACCAGTAGTCGATGAAGTCCACCAACTCCTTGCCGCCGATGAACAGACCGACGCACCCGGCGCAATAGAACAGGCACGCGGCGATGAAGCTGAACGGCATGTCCACGCCCTGAGCCTTCCACTCGTGACACACGGCCACGCATAAACCGATTGCGATGACGGTGCAGATCACCGCCCATGCTAATTTGATTCGTTTTGCTGTTTTCATATCCATGTTATTTTTAGTTGTTTTTCGTAGTGGTATACTTGCGTTTTCGTCCAAGTATACTTGAGTGGTATGTCCAAGTATACTTGCGCGTTGGTCTAAGTATACCTGTGTTTTTGTTGTCATCTTTGCAACCGGAAATGGCAGTGTTTCGGGTCGTATTCCAAGAACCATGTCTTGCGCGGGCATTGGTCATAATCCGGGCACTTTGTGCAACTGTGTATGTGTTCCGTGTTTGCCATTTTCGTTTTGATTTGTAGTCGGGTGGCGTAACTCTCGCCACTTGGAGTCCGACGCTTTTCACACAGAGCCGAACGCGTGGGCTTTATCCTGTGCTTATTTCTCTCGTCCAATTTTATCGAGCCTTTCCGACTGTGTGAGCGACTATCCGTCTCGGCATCATCGCTCTTGGATTATTAATTAGCGTTTGCTATTGTCCAGCACTACCTAAGCCGTGGAGCTCATGCAGAAGAAGTAGCAAACCTTAACTGGGGTCTCCTTTAACCCCGTTTAATTGTTAATAATTAGTTTTGGTTTGACTATTGCTAAACAATAGCTGTTAAAGATCACCGTGCTCTTTATACGGTAGCACCTCCGTTGTAGTTTGTGGTCGGCTCTTCCTCTCGGTACTTCCGACCTAATAATGAGATTTAAAATATCAGTAACTTGTGCGTTGTACAGTCGCACCCCTGTTTAGGTGGGCGTTGCACCATCGCCCTATATTGATTTATTCTTATGTTGTAAAAGCAGCCTACTTTCACCCAAGTAGTTAGGAGGTGCAATGCGTTGGGAAACGCTTTATATTGTTTCAGTTTTGTCAAAGATTGCAGGCGGCTATCCGTCGCGGCCTCACCGCCCTTGATTGTTGTGTCGTAAATGAGTACGTCAGAAATGAATATGTTGAATTACATAGTCGGCGTGGTCACTACCATCGCCAGTTTTCGCTTTCTCAGTTCTGGCACGTAGTAGTCCACTCCCTGACTGCCTTGGTAGGTATGCACATACGGATGGATCAACTCGTCGAACTTCTCCTCAGTCTTGCAGTTCGTGTAAGCCATCGCCTGCGCCTTATTCAAGAACTCCTGAATAATCAAGCTGTCATAGTCTGCTTTTCTCCGTGCCATAATATACTATATTTAAGATAAATTTGCCGATTGTTTGGAAAGTACGTACATATTTTGTACATTCCATTAAATTTTCGTATCTTTGCAACCCCTTTCCATAGAGGGCGGATATTGGTACCATCCGCACCTCCTTGGAAAAACAGAGTTTAACATTTTGACTTCTCAAGCGTGAGGGTCGTGAGTGAATCCTTGCCGGGATAATTGACTCAACTGAAGCCTTTGGAAATTGCCGCCACCGCGGTCTGCTTTCTTTGTGCCTTTATGCCACACTTTCAAAATCGAGTGCAAAAGTACAAAATTTATTTGAAACAAACAAAATTTGTGCGCTTTTTCCAAACGGCAGTAAATAAAATCTTAATAATAGTAAATTTTATGGCTGTATCAAACGAGGAAAAAATGTGCAAAGAAAGGATCAGGGCTTTGCTTGGACATAAGCACATGGCAATAGCTAATCTGACCGACAACGAGAACGAGAGAGTGCGTCTGCGTCATCAGATAAACGACAATGCTCTGATTCAGTTCTCTACATTGTTCAAGTTGCTGTATATGTTCCATGATATAGATGCTAACTGGCTCATCTTGGGTGAAGGGCAGATGCAAAAGACCGCCGACCGTCCACATATACACAATACGAAGAACGAGGTGAGCGGCAGCAGTGCCGGTGGCTCAATCTATGTCGGCACTTCTACTATCCCGTACCCGGTGCAAGCTCTTTTAGACGAGAAGGACAAACGCATCGCCGATCTTGAGAAAGACAAACTCCGCCTCAATACCATCATTGATGCACTGACCGTTAAACCACGAAAATGAGACCCCGCTGTCGTCGCCAAGCCCAAGCCCGTGCCTATTTATTTATATATAAATAATAAATAGGCTTACGGGCGGGCAGGCTGCCGACTTGCGACCCAAACAAAAAAATACGAAAATATGGCAAACTTTTTGCAAAAACTCTTCGGAATATCTACCGAAACCGCTGCCAAACCGACAGCACCTGCACAACATTCTTCACATGAACAATCTACGGATGACTTGTTAGCAAAGGCAAACCGCATGATGCTTCTCATGGAAGTAAAACGCCAAGCCGAACTGTACGGAGATGAATACACCTTACAGGCAGCGTTGAACATGACCTACGATGGTCCTATTCCTGAGAAACTTCCAGACGGATCGTATTCTCGCATCTATGAATTGCAAGATTACAACATCGCCGGCATCAATTACCGCGAGAACATTGCAGCGTATATTGGTGACTTTGAAGGCTACCTTAAACCTGACCCGGACAACGAACACGATCCGAACGCAATCGCTATTTATGCACAAGACGGGCACCATCTCGGATTCATCCCAGCAGGATGTACCGACTATATCCGCTCTCTTGGCCGTAAATTTCCGTTGGCTATTACGGGTCATATAGAGCAGGAACACGATGATACAGATGACCGATACTACTTCGTCGGTGACATCTTCTTATACGTGCTGACAAAATGAGGTATCTCATATACATATTTGCCGTCGTGCTATTTGCATCGTGTTGTAAAACTACCGACACAAGCAGGGATGTCTTCGTTCCTGAGCGCACAAGCACAGACACGATGTACCACATTGCAGCGGTTGATGGTGATCTTATCTACTATGACTCCATCCGTATCGAGACGCGTCAATTCCCTGACCACTACATTCACTATACCGGGTGGGACACATATGAGATGATAGTCGGCTCCGATACTCTGACCAATAACGAATATCGAGAAATGTACTGCGCACCTGTCTCTATATACACATATGCGCACACAGATACGATCACGAACATACACACGCCCGGATTCTATAAGGAGAAGCACATCGGCGCGTGGGCACTAAGGCAAATACTGGTAACGGGGTACCACCCGTAACAAATCGGTAACAAATAATAAAAACAATGTATAATCCCCTGAAAATCAGCCGCGGAAAATCCTTCGTAATGCGTAGGTCCCCGGTTCGAGTCCGGGAAGTGGCTCAAATAAGGGCAAAAAGCCCGTAAATAATTAGAAACGAATATGTTGGAGAAATCCAGCCTATTCGTTTTTTTGCGTTTATATATGCCAAATGTGGGTTGAATCGATAGTAATGTTGGTACGAAATATCCCCGAATTGGTACGGAATAGCGCAAAAATCGGTAACAAAATCGGTAACAATGCGAAAATGTTACCGACAAATTTAGAACTAACTAACAAAATATAAGATTATGGCAAGTATTATTTTACGTCTGGACGATCGGACGGAGAAAAACGGGATGCAGCAGGTACGTCTGCGGATTAGTCATCGAGGAACCAACGCTTGGCATCCTACCGGGGTGATGGTTGAGCCAGTGTACTTCAACGGAAGCAATATCTATGACGCTATCAGCAAGCGTGCACCGATGGCAATGTATAAGCGTGAGCAGTTGGCTGGAATTGTTCGTCAGTATGAGGAGGGTATTTTTGACCTTCTGCGTGCTGATGGCGGTAAGGAACAACTGGAGCAGATGAGTGCAAAGGAATTGCGTTCGTATATCTTCGGAGAGAAGGCACGAAAGCAGTCGGCCGTACAATTAGTCCAAAAGAAAAAGAAAACGCAGCAGACGGCGGATTTCATGGCTTTCTTGGATAAGTACGGGCAAAGTAAGGATAAGGTGCGGACCCGTGAGAACTTCGCGTATGTGTGGCGGATTGTTTTCGCATATATGCAAGCACGAAAGCTGGACGGTTTGTCTTTCTTGGATTTGGACTACGAAAGGCTTGTAGATATGAAGGCGTGGTTACGGAGCGAGGGTAAAGGTGAGCCTACACGGCATAAGGTCGAGAGTCTAATGAAGGCAGCATATAAGGAGGGGCTAAGGATGAAGATGTGCAGCCGTGACAATGATCCGTATCTGGATTATCGGATTGAGCCGGTTCCTGAACACGACATCGTGCGCCTGTCTAATAAGCAGATGCACAAACTCATCGCATTTGAGTGCTCCAATCCGAAGTTGCAACGAGCAAAAGATGTGCTTCTGAGTTCGTTCTACCTTTGCGGTCTGAATTTTCAAGACTTGTACGACCTACCAATGGATGACGAGGCGGTTTACGTGCGCAAGAAGGTGAATCGTCGGACGCATCGGCACACGCATGTTCGTGTTGAGCCTGAATTGAGTGAGATAGTGATGCGATATGCCGGTGACGGTCGGATGTTCAACTTCTCAGCCGGGTGCAGGTGCCTTCAGTGGCGGTTGGATGGTGCATATTTGGAATTGAGCAAGGAGTTAGGTTTTAAGGTGAACATGGCTATCATCCGCAGAACGTGGGTGTCTCTTGCAGCGGAGTTGGAGTGCCCGGACTATATCATTAACCAGTCTATCGGGCATATTGATCGTACCGTCAATGGCACATCTTATCGAGACCCTGATTGGCGGCTGACCGCCAAGTGGAACCGCAAGGTGATTGACTATGTGCTGAAGGCATGACCATTTCGGTGACGTTAGCAAAATGGTCTAAAAATGCGCGAAAATTTGCGTATGTCATAAAAAAGCAGTACTTTTGCACCCGCAGACATAAATTGGACATAAATAGCGACCCATATTCGCACACTTGGAGTTTAACTCTCTGTCGTGACGGATATGGGCCGTCTTTGTCTAACGCCGATTATGTCTGCAACTCTCGGCCACGGAAGGCAGAGGGTTTTTGCGTGTCAGAAGTTGATGGTTATGACTGTCGCGCGCTGCCAAAGTCCCAGCACGTTGTACTTGGTCTTTGATCCGGCCTTGGTCACGCTGGCCGATGGCATACCGAATGTGTAACCGTCGCAGGTGACATACCGCTTTCCGCTCGGTCCATAGGTGATCGTTTTGAGCGTGTACGCCTCGTCTTTTGTCGGTATGTGGTACGGAGAATCGACAGAATAGCCGCTGCCGTATAGCACGCCGCTGGCAAACACATGCACCCGCCACTCGGTCGAGTCGGTCCAATAGACGGCTGTACCTACCTTTTCGTTGGTGCCACCAGAATGATCAGAAGGGCCGTTCGGTTCGTCGTTCCGGCACGAAATGAAAAGTAACTGGATAAGTACCAGAAGCGCAAAGGATATGTGAACGAATCTCGACCGCATGTGTCTCAGGCGTTAAAAAGTCACGTCTTCGTCTGCCTTCCATGACGTTGTAAGTGTGAGGATGGAGTTTGTCCCTTTGAATAACTCACCATGCAGCAGCGTCTTGGTGTTGCTGTTACACATCATTGTGCCGGTAGCAACACCGATGACATCGCCTCCTGCGTTGGTGGCAGTCAGCGTGAAGGTTGTCTCGTGTTCCTCGCCGTACACTGGCACAAGGACATTGAGTGTCCACGAATTATCGGAACTACCTACTTTTCCGCTAATGTCTATCGGCTGATCAAACTCGCCGATGCGTGTTGCAGCGAATGTTGTCGGGTTGATTCCTTTGTAATAGTCTCCGAACTGAATACGCAGTTGGTTCGCTCCACTCGGTATCTCGTCTTCAATCGTGATGATCACTTGGCCTGTCAATCGGTCAAGGCTAAGATTCTGCTCCGAACCACCCGTCACGTTTATGTCGTAGTGTTTGCCGAATGTCGGTCGCAGGTTTGTGCAATTTAGCACACCATCGGCATACGAAAGACCTGTCGATCGTGTTGCGATGAAGTGCAAGTGGTGCGTACCTGCTGTGAGCAGGACAGTGATGGTTCCGAAGTCGTCGTCTGTGTTTTGTTGGTGCGCGATGATGTCAGAACCATCAAACATGTAGAGGTCGGTCATCTGAATGCCATCGTCATCGGTTAGAGGAGCTACTTTCAGCGGTTGGTTTTCTGCTACCATTCCGGCAACTTGGAATGTTACTTGATGATTTGCTTGCGGCTCGTTCTTGTTGCAGCCGCACAATAGTGCCACGAGGGCACAAAGAATAATGCTCTTTTTCATACTATGGGATTTTATTTATGTCTGCGGGTGCAAAGGTACAACAAAAAACGGACATGCACAAAGGTTGCAGTCCGTTTCTTAATAATCGGCAATAAAATCACAAGAAAATGCCTATTACTCGTTCTTGACGATTTCGATGTGTGCGTCGAGGGCGGCAGCTACTTCGGTTATCTGCCGGATGCCGACGTTGTAGTAGCCGTTCTCGATGGCGGTGAGTGTCGGGGCTTTGATGCCTGCTCGTTCACATACCGCCGCCGATGTCAGCCCGCGCTCCACCTTCAACATTTTCAGTTTCAGTCCAATCGCCTTTGCAGCGGCATTGTCACCCTTCTCTTTGGTTGTGTCTTGGCTCATTGTTTTAGCAGTTCAGAGTAAAACATAATAACAGTCCCGAGGTCTATCTCCATTATACGGAGGTGGCTGAATACGTCATCGCTTACTTCGTATAAGGTTGTCCCGTCAGACATGATCTTCATAGTCACGTTCACACCCTCTGTCCATACCTGATACGCTTCCAAATCGCCTGTGCGTCTGTTCTTTACATCTAACGTAACGATGTTCGTGTCATTGATTCGATCATTCTTCAGCACCCACTCCAGAGGTCTCATCTCCTTCTTTGCGGCGTTGTTGGATCGGAGCATCATAAATGCGTTTCCTCCGACGCTGAAGGTGCGGTTCATATCGACCACTCGCACGTTGTCTGCTTGGTTTTCTACTTGCACGCTGTCTTGTTGCGTGCCGTTTGCTTGTTCTTGCGCTTTTGCCGCCAATCCCATCGACAGCATAAGCATGATGATAAATAATACCTTTTTCATGATGTTTTGTTTTAGTTGTTTTCTCCATATATTTTGGGGTCCACCTCGCCCTTTATGACGGTTGTGAACTCCGCCTGCTCGCAGTCCCAAACGAGCAGGTACGGTACCGACACGCGGTTGATGACCACGTTGGCATAGATGTTCTGCTCTACGGTCTGCTTGGCTGGGTCAGGATCATAACCGTATAGCTCTTCGTCAATTTTGAGCGAGCGTACTGCCGGTTCGTCCTCCGTGTCGAGGATATGCCACATCTCTTGGCTGATAAGGCGCATCTGCGCGGTCTCTTTCAGGTCATCGAAGAAGATGACGGTGTTTCGTTTGTTTGCCATATTGCTTATAGTTTTTGTGCTCGCGCTTGTTGGATAATCTCTTGTATATCTTCCAACGGTCTGTCGCAGAAGTGTGCACAGAAGAATTGGAACATCTCAACGTCTTGCATCCATGCCAAGCCGAGTTCGCCGTTGTACATCGGTGTGCGCTGAATGCCGATTAGTCTGAATAAGGTCTCTATCATATCGCCCGATATGTAGCCGCATTTCTTGATTAGCGGGTACAACTTCCAGAACTCCTCCAACGTCTTCACGTCCGTCAGTGCCTTTTGCACCCTTCGGAGTGGGGCGAGCCTCTTACGATCTACCTTCTCGTAGATAAGGTCTTCTGGTGTCCAGTTATCGGCCTTGTCGCCCGGTAAATCAAAACGCCAAACGCCGTGCTTGAACGAATAGAGCAGGTCGCGCGGCAGGTCTTTGCTGTCAAACACCCTCGCATCTTTCGGATGTACCCATGAAAACTGCGAGCGTTCTCCTTTGCTTGTGAAATGGTAGTCGTGGCCGTCCTTTGTCGGTGAAACGTATGCCGTCACAAAGATTCTTGTGTATTTATCACCGCCCAATTCACCTCCTGATGCTTCAAAATAGACTTTCATACCTTTTCCATCCTTTCTTTATTAGTTATATACTTGCTTCGGAGTAGGACTTGTCCCGGAATAGTTCGGCGAGACCGCTCAGCTGCTTGTAGCGGAGCAGTTCGTCGGCATCCATACCTATCTCCTTCATGATCCATGCGTCGGACATGCCTGCTTTCTTGAGTTCGCCGACGATGTTCATCATCAGTTCGATACTGTGCGAGCCGCGTGCCCGGTTGTGGCGGATGGTGGAAGCCATGCGGTTCGACAGGTCTTTGTCGAGGATGGAGCACGGCAGTTTGCCGCCTTCCCGCTCGTAGATGTCGCGGTGGGTGAGCATGACGGTGTAGCGGTGGTAGCCGTCCACTATCTCATAGTCGCCGTCGGGTCTGGGATAGACCACCACTGGCATAGTGTAGCCGTCCTCCTTGATGGACTCGTACAGCAGCCGCATCTCCGGCGGTGCCACATGGTTGGGGTTGTAGGCGTTGGCGTGAATCTTCTCCACGGGTATCGCCTGAATGTTATAAACGGGTGATGTCATAGGTCTTTGTATTTGTCTTGTATAGCCTTGCGGCGTGTCATTTCGTCTTTGGTGAGCGAGAAGCCCATATACTTGCAGAGGTGGTCATTCTTGATGATGCAGATGCACATCCGTTTGTAGGTGGGTATCTCCTTGAAGGCTCGGATGTCGATGTCGTCGAGGTAGTCCATCCGCACGGGTCGTTTGTCGGTCTTGTAGTTGGTGTCGGTCAGCACCTCCATCGGTACGCCTGCCGCTTGCAGTTCGGCAATAACCTCATCCGAGAGGCACCCTCCGCGCTCCTTCCAGAACCGCATCGAGGTGGCGAGTTTGTCAAGGTAGCCGCGCCGCGTCTCTTCGGGCAGGGTGTCGAGCAGGAAGTACATATACTGCTTCCATGTGAAATGTACAGGCTTGGTGATGTTCTTCCAACCCATTGCGGTCGTGCCGCCGTAGAGTCCGGCGAAGTTCACGCCGTTCACCCGTCCGACGAGCCTTCCCCACGTGTCCGGCTCAATGACTTGGTAGAGCCGCAGGGTCTCTTGTCCTTCGCTCAGGAACGGCGAGGCGACGCGCATCTTGTGGATTGGCACACCGGCGAGGTACATGAGGTCGTACAGGTGGTTGTACTGCCAACCGTTGCGGGCGTTGGCGGTCCATACATCCTCCAGCAGCCAGTCAATGATGGGGTAAGCGTTCACGCACTTGCCTTGCAGCGTTGTCCACTGCTTGCCGTCGTAGTGGCGGCGGTTCTCGCTCTCGGCAAAGGCGGTGCGCCATCGGTTCAGACTCTCCTCGGCACGGATGCCCACCAAGCAGCAGACGCGCCCTTTGCTCTCGCAGAGCCACTCACCGAACTCGCGCTGAAAGTCATAGTCCCATTGGTTCGGACGGTAGAACGGGAAACGGTCGGCGGTCTTCGCACGCTCCGGCATCGGTCGCACCCATAGGTCTTGCAAGTCTGCCTGCCACGGTCGCCAGTACGATTGGAACATCGAGGTGCAAGTCGTCACCTTGAACGGCACGCAGATGTGGTAGATGTCGGCTCGGTCTTTGTAGCGGTCGAGGGTCTGTTGCACATAGTCGGTGGTGAGGTTGTACTGCGCCTCGTAGTCCATGTGGTAGATGCCGAACCGTTTGCCCTGCTTGGCGGCTTCCATCGCGGTCAGTTCGAGCAGTACGCCACTGTCCTTGCCGCCGCTGAACGACACATAGACGTAATCAAACTCCCGCAGGCAATATGCTATCCGCTCTTGTGCTGCTTCAAAGACATTCATGCAACTCCTCCTTGGTCACTTTCTTCAGGTACTCGCTCATGGAGACCTTCTTATTTATATTATTACGCATGAGGCGGTCAAGCCCCGTGTCGGCAGTCAGTTCGTAGTAGTGACAGTCCTGCTCCTGTCCTGTTCGGAAGGTACGCCGTGAGGCTTGCAGGATGAGCGCATAGTCCCATACGCGGTCAAAGAACACGGTGTGGCGGTACTGCTGAAGGTTCAGCCCAAGCGACTCCTTCTGCATCGACAGCACTTGCACCTTCGGCCAACGGCGGCGGCATTCGTCTTGCGCCTTGATGAAGCGGCAGAAGATGATCGTCTGGTCCTGTGGCAGCGTTTGCAGCAGTCCGTCCACGGCTTCCATCTTGCCTTCGTCGATAGTGTACGCCATTTGCATCTCGGTGGTCATGGCGAGGAAGATGTTATTGTTGCGCCATTCGAGGTTCTCGTCCCGCAGGTAGTCATCCTTGATGTCGTTGTAGGCATCGCGGCTCTCGTCGGTGATGGTGTAGCCTATTTCACACCATGTCTGGGCGATGTTCAGATGTAGGTCGCACTCATAGACATAGTGGCGGATGAGCGAGTGAAGGTAGTCCACATTCTCCATGCCGGTGACGAACTCACGGCTGTACGACCGGCACCCGATACGCTTGGTCACTTTCGTCCACTTAGTGAAGGTGTTTTTATACTCCGTCAGGCTCATGCCGAGAATCTTCGGCGACAGAAACTCCATCTGCGGCCACATGTCGAGCAGGTTCCGGCTGACGGGCGTACCGTTGAGCACGAGTTTCCATTGCGCCCTGCGTCCGACCTCTAACAGCCGCTTGGTGCGTTTGGCATCGGCGTTCTTGATCTTCAGCGACTCGTCCACGATGACCATCGGCTCTTTGGCTTGCTCCACTTGGTTGAGCAGGTTGGTGTAGATGCGGTCGCTCCCGCTCAGGCTCTCCACACCCCAATAGGTGACGGGCATTCGGAAACCGCCCCACTTGGCAGCTTCGGCTTGCGTCGTTGCAGCCGTTCGGAGCGGTCCGACCCATATCACCTCGGTGCATGGCGTGGAGTTGGCGAGCATCATCGCGGCACGGGTCTTGCCCGTTCCCGGTTCCATGAAGAGCGCACCGACCCGCCACTCTTGCAAGTGACGGATGGCTGCTTGTTGCTGTGTAGTGAGGGGATTACTCATAGTTTTCTGGATGAAGTTCTCTATCCTTTTGTTGCAAAGTTGGCGTGTGCTGCCAATCAGGACGATTCTCGTAGGTTAATTCAAATGGCTCAAAGTCAGGATGCCACGGACTCATGCCGCATGTATCGTGCTCTAAGTCTTCGCAACAATGCTGGTGCTTTTCGATAAAATCAAACAGCTCTTGTCCTTTCTCGGTTGGTGTCTTTACGTTGTGCCAGTCATTCATGAATAACTTTGCCAACATAATCTCCTCACCACATCCTCGACATCGTAAATACATTCTATTGTCTGCCATATTATCGTTTTAAGTCGTCTATCTCGTTTGACTGCTTGGCTTCTACCTTATCCGGCGTGTGCCGCTCGATGGTGATGGTGTCCCATGCTTCCACTGTGGTCACACTCGCTATCTCTTGGTACTTGAAGTCTGGTATCTGTACCGTGCCGTGCGTTGTCGTGCCGTTGAGCAACCGCTTGCCGGTTATATGCAGGTGACGGCATAGTTTGGTCGGAATCCAGAACTCCTTGCGATTGATTTCAAAAAGATAGGCGCGACCTGTATTGGCCAGCATCCTATCAAATCGTATCTCCTTGGTCATGCCTGTGCCTCTTTTGCTGCCTTACGTGCTGCCCACAATGCTTCGCTCTCTGCTTCCGCTTCCTCGCGGCTGATAGCTACGATGTCATAGTCTTCGGGGTTCTGGTCTTCGCTTTTGAGACTTGCGATGGCTGCTTCGGCAGTCAGATATACATCCGGGTAAAGCATGAACTCGTCGCGGTCTTCGATAGTGCCGTCGTCGAACACTTTTCCGTCTGCCTTGCGTGTAGGAATATAATAGGTGTCAGCAAGAGCCTTTTCAATCTTCTTCTCTATGCTCTTCTTTACCTCTTCTTCTTGACTGGTGATCCAGTTGATGGACTGTGAGTAACACTCGATGCGTACCGATACTTTGAACTCGCCGCTTTCATTTTGGAAGATGTATGCCTTGGTGCTCATCTTCTTGGTGTTGTAGCCTTCGTCGTTCAGGTAGATGCGCTTCAAGTCGCCTTTCTCCCATACCTTTGCGTTCAACTTCTCTGCCAGTTCGTAAATGCTTGTCGTTTTCATAACTTTTCGCCGCTTGTGACCCGTTGCCGCCGGGGTTGATTGTTAGTTGTTTTTGAATTACGGTGCAAAGGTAATACTTTTTTTTGATATATGCAAATTTTTTCGCATATTTTTGCATTTTTTTTTGTTATTTTTATTCTTTTTCGCCTATTTTGAGCCAAAAACGCAAGAAAAAACGCACGAAAAAGCACCGACCGTGTGGTCAGTGCTTCGGTTTGGGCGTTCTTAATAAGGACACCGGGTGCGTGTATAATATAGACGCTTATATGCTATCTCTTCAGATGTTCGTCTTAGTTTTCGTACCTCTTGTAGTGCTCGTTGAGGTACGCCACCTGCTCGGCATCGGAGTCCTTGTACTGGTCATAGACATAGTGGTCGTCGGGCATCATCGTCTTGTGGCGCGGACAGAAAGGCGAGGTTGGGTCGTAATAGTGCCACAGCACCACACGCTTCACGCCCTTTTGCGATGCCAGACAGCCGAGATAGATGTCATCCATCGAGCAGGTACCGGCATCGGCATAGAGTTTCTTGTACTCCGCCGTGGTGAACATGTCGCGCCGGAAGAAGGTGAACACATTGCCGAGGATGTCGCAGCGGGTGTCCTCTTTGAACTCGCGCTGCCACGACAGGCAGTGACGGCTTGCGTGGTTGTAGTACCGCTTCAACGGCCACTCCACGAACACGCCGCCGTGCCAACTGACCATCGCGTTGTTTGCTTGACAGCCCTGAATCATCCGCATGAAATAGTCCTGCGGATAGATGATGTCGTCGTCGCACATGGCGATGTACTTGGCTTTGGACTTGTAGAGCTGCGACAGTTTCTCGTTGCTCCGTTTGGCGTTGTCGCCTTTGCGGATGTTCACCTTCTTGCCGTACTGCTCTTGCAACTGCTTGAGCTTGTCGGTGGCAAAGGCAAGTTGGTCGGGTGTGTAACTGTTCAGCGTCAAGTATATTTGGTTCAGTTCGGGCTGCTTCATCAGCGACTCGACGGTCTTGATGACATGCCCACCGCGCCAAAGGCTCGCCATGTGGACATCGACGCAGGGCGCATTGTCTCGCCAGTCGCAGTAGAGCGGATGGCGGCTGCGCTCCTCTTTGTTCATCTCGGACGGGTCGTCGGTCGTCGCCACAAGGGTGCGCTTCATGTGCCCCATCCGGCAACCGATGGCTTGCAGGCGGCGGGTGATCTGCTTGCCCACACCGCTGCTGAGGAACGGGTCGAGCTGAGCAGGTATCATCTCCATCTTCCAATGCAGTGCCTCGAAGAAATCCCGTTGCACGATGCCGCAACAATCGAAGTAGTGCGACATGATGCCCCACTCGGTCGGCTGTACCTGCTTCCATCCCCAGCGGCTCTGTCCGTACAGGAACGAGCGGTTGGTGATCATCGGCGACAGGCAGATGCAACCGGCTTTCTCGTAGTTCTCGATGCAGGTCGCCACGAAGTTCGGACATACCTCGACATCATCCGGCAGGAAGATGTAGTAGTCGTATTCGTGCTCCTTCACATAGTCGAAGATGCGCTGGTAGGTCTTCCAATAGCCGGGCTTGCCGTAGTGCTCAGGATTGATGAGCACTTGGATGTTCTCGGCCATGGGTTTGAATTGTTCGGGACTGTGGTCATCGAATACTACGATGTCCGTTTGCGGGTCTTGTTTGTACAGTTCGTCGCACAACTTGACCAAACTCGTCAGCCGGTTGTAGGCTGTGATGATGATGAGGGTTGTTGGTTGTTCCATGTTTCTATTTGTTTTCGATTATGTTTACCTTCTGATTCGGCATCTCGTGCGCCGTGATTTGGATTTGGTTCGCCTGCCGGTCTTCGTTGCACGACTCAATCTCGTACCACGTGCCGTGGTACTGAATCAGGCACCAGCGGTTGATGCACTCGTGCCACCGCAGACGGAACATCACGACGTTGTACGCCTCTACCGCTCCGTTGCGCAGAGCCTTCACGCCTTTGTTGAAGTCCTCAGCCGCCCAGAATGTGCCGATGATCTCGTATTTGATACCGCCGGAGTCGCGCCCCGACTTTCCCGCCACCGCCTCCGTCCGTTTGGCGATGACGATGCGCTTATTGAGCATTCCGCTTGAATATGCCATAGTTATTTCCTTTCTATATTACGCACAAAACCCGCAAAATGGTTTACTTTGCGGGTTCTGTTGGCTGTTTGCCGAAGTTGAAGTTGTCCATGAGGGCTTGCTCGTAGGCGTAGTCTTCTTCTGAGAGGGGTTCGGCGAGTTCGCGGTCGTCATCGTCCTCGAAGAGCATCGGGAAGAAGTCTTTGACCGTTTTGCCTTTACTGTCGCGCATCGTGTGCATTGCAGCGAAGACGGCTTCGGCAATCAGTTGGTGCGTGAGACGGTCGCGCTTGCGGTAGCCACGGATGATACGCAGCACCTCCCAATAGGTCATCTCATACAGGAACTCGTGGCGGTCTCTTCCTATCTCGCCCACGACCAGTTGGTAGATGTCGCGGGCGGTTAGGAGTTTTTTCCTTTCGTCCCTTTCTGCTCTTTGGTTTGAGGTTCGCCGGTCATGTCGTAGAACTGACCATAAAGCAGGATCACCTGACCCAGTGCCTCATAGAGTTCGGTCGGTTTCTCGGTGAACATGAGGTCGTCGGCCGTGATGGGCGGTTCCTTCTCGCCTTTGCTTGTCGAATAAGCGATTGCAGCGGCAAGGATGAGGTAGATGCACTTCTCGACATCCGGCATCACCTGTGCTTTGCCTTTGACTAAGGCATCGAGTTGCTTGGCTGTTTCTTGGACGAAGGTGTGGATGTTATCGCCTTTTGTGAACTTGGCGTAGTTGATTTCGGTGGCAAAGCCGTACAAGAATGTGACCTGCTTGCCATTGATGGTTGTGGTTTTTGTTTCCATGTTTCGTGAAATAATGAGCCGTCCGCTGCGCTGGTGAAACATGGAACACCAGACGCAGGGGCGACTCGGTTAGTGATTAGGATTCGGCAGGGTCTTCGCCAACCGTGTACTCGCCGTAGCCCGTGAGGGTTGCGTCGTAGGTTGCGTTTTGGCGGTTCTGCGCTGAGATGTTGAGGGCGGTGATGACCACCGAGCCTTCCACGATGACTGCGCCTTTGGTGCGTTGGTTGGCACCGCTGACGTTCGCTATCTGGAACTTGACCGGCTCCGATGCCTCGTACACATCCATGAGGTCGGCGAGTGCCTGACCTTGCACGGTGGAGGTGATGACATCGTTGGAACGGACGAGGGCATTGGTCGAAATATCGAACGAAATACCCGTCGGTTCTTGTACTTGCCAATTTCCGTCCGTATCCTTGGTTGTACTATCCTCAAGGCTCAAACTGCAATGAAGCGATAAGCTTTTACTGCTGGCTATCACGCGGCTTGGTGTCGCGGTGTTGTCCGATCCGAGGAACAGACGAACGAACTGACCCTTGGTGTACGCGCTGCTCGGGGTGATCTCCTCATAAGAAGGTGTGCTCGTCACCTTGGCCAACTGACCAACGCCGGTGAATTGCAGCGACTTGGTTGCATTCTCTCGGTCGTTGAAGTTGAAGGTCACGTCGTTCAGATACGCGGAGCCGGTGCGGGCTAAAGCAGTTTCTTCCGGCGTTTGGTTGTCCGTGACTGTCGTCTCATCCCACAGGAGTGTGAACTTGGTGTAGGACTTGATGGCTGCGAGGATTGCAGCGGTATCAGCCACGTTTAGCGACTCAACGGACACTTGCCAGCTCTTGCTCGTTACGGACGGCTTCTGTGCGCCGCCTACATCGTCCTTGGTGGACGCATCGTCGGTGTTGGCCGTGAGGTTCACCGTACAGTTGGTAGCCATGCCGACACACTTGAACTTGCTCGCCACAGCATCGTATGTGAGGATGCGGAAGTTTTGTCCTTTTAATGTTGCCATTGCTATTACGATTCTGATTGTTTCACATTGGAGACACTGCACGAATAGCTGAGACGAGTGTAGAAGCACGGAGTCAGGTCGTCATACTGCATGGCAGCGGCGGAGAACTTGTAGTCGTAGATGCTGTCGAAAGTGTGGCCGTTCACCATCTCGTCGTGGATTGTGTCGCGGACGAGTTGTGCAAGGTCCATGAGGTCGTCGGGCGTTTGCGCGGCAATCTCGATGCTGATTTGCACGTTGTCGGTACTGCTCTCGAACGGGTCATCCTTCGTCGCGTCGTCGTTGTTGAGACCGTCGAACAGGATGATCACCCACGGCACGAGCGATTCGTTGATGTTCTCTTCGGGCATCGGAATCGCAATGCTGTAGATGCGGCCGTCCGTCAGTTTCTCCAATTCTGCGTTGCCGGACAGGATGCGATAAAACAGTGCGCTTGTGTCAAGTCCCATGATGCTATTCGTTTTGTGTCTTGTTTACGTTTTCAGGCTTTCGGACGGAGGGGCAGGGCTTTCGCCTCCTGCCCGGTTCTCCATCCTTAGCGGGTTTTAGGATTCCGAAGCCTCGATGAGCTTGATGAGCTTGAAGGCCTGCGGTTTGCCGCTCTTATTGCCATTCACCTTGGAACTGAGCTCGGTAAGGCTGTAGTCTGTGGACACACCCAAAACCACTGTCCCACGGTCAAAGTTTGCGCTTGAGACGGCATCTACGTTGAATCTAAATTCACCGTGCTGCTCCTCCGACAGGTAGCCGAAGTGACCGATACCGATGTAGCGGTAGGTTGCGTCCTTGGTAGCCGCACCCTGCGCGTCGATAGCGTAGTCGATGTACGGGCTGACCTTGTAGTTGTAGCCGACACACTTGCCGTCCTCAACCACGGTGCGGTCGCCGGTGCTGTCCGGGATGCGCTTGGTGAACGCGAGCTCAACCTCCGTCACCTTGTCCATGATGATCTCCGGGTCGCCCTCGAAGCCAAGGTCGTACATCTTGGCAATCTCCTTTGCGAGGTTCTTGCCGATGTTGTCGTCGAGCGTCAGCTGAACCGGCGTAACCTTAGCAAACGGCGACTCCAGCAGAGCGTACTGGCCGTGAGCGTAAACGTGCAGGGCACGGAAGATAGCCCAACCCTTCTGGAGTTTGAAGGTAACGAAGCCGAGGATGTCGAAGGCAGCGTTGTCGATAGCGCGGTGCGAAACGGCTACGCTTGCAGCGACACGTTGCGGAGCGGCTTGAACCTTTGCGAAGTCCAGACCCTGCTCGCCGACTTTCTGTACCTCACCGTTTACGGAGAACTTCACGTCGTTGGTGCTGTACGGGATAATCTCGGTGCCGGTTACGCCGGTAACGAGCGTCAGGCTGTCAGGCAGTTCGATACCTGCTACCTTGGTGTCGATGATCTCGCGGATGGTTACGGGGATCAAGCCACCTGCTTCGAGGTTGCCGTTCTCGTTCTGGTCACCGCCGGTGGTTACGGCGTTGGCAAGGATGGTGGTGGCGTTCTCACGCTTCTGCACGCAGTTTTTCAACATCTCGCGCAGTTTGGCACCCTTCTCCTCGTTGGAGCGGATGTTCATCAACTCAGCCTCGGAAGCGAGTGCCTTTGCCTTTGCAGACAGACCAGCAGACTCACGGGTGAGTTGTTCGTACTTGGCAGCATCAGCATCAGCCATCTGAATGCTACCGTCTTCTTTACGAGAGCGGACTTCGATTTCGTCCATCTCATTCCAGATAGCGGCTTGACGCTTCTGGATTTCAGTTTTTGTCATTTTTCCCATTGTTAAAACGTTTTAAGGGGTTAGTTAATAAATAAGGATTCCTCCTCTTGTTGTCTTTGCAGGTGGGCACGGGCTACCATGTGGCGCTGCTGTGCCTCGCGTTTGGCTTGCTCTTCGGCTTCGGCTTTGGCTTTCGCCTCTTCCTCTGCTTTGGCTTTTTCCTCAGCCTCCTTGGCTTCACGGGCCTTGCGCTCCTCTTCGGCCTTGGCTTCCTCTTCGGCTTTGGCTTCCTCTTCCGCCTTTGCTTTTGCAGCGGCTTCTTCGGCTTCCTTGGCTTCGCGGGCTTTGCGCTCTTCGTCGGTCTCGCCGCATGAACGCTTGATGGCCTCGTCGATCTCGCGGGCTTCGATGGTCGTCTGCTCGTAGGCAGGATGTCCGGCGATTGTCACGTCGTACAAGCCTGTCACACGTTTCACATGGCGCAGCCAAACGACCTTGCCATCCTCAGTCTGTTCATCGGTGCGCTCGTAAGATACACCGTTCTCGTTGTCCTCCTCGTCGGCGGTGAAGGCGAACGACATGCCGCTGATGTCACCGCGTTCGATGGCACTCAGCAACTCGTCAGCCGTGGCAGTCTCGGCGAGTGTGCAGCGAATCTTCAGACCGCGTGCGTCGATCTCCAGCGAGAGCGTGCCGACACCTTTGCGCCAACGACCGAGGATGAGCTGATTGTTGTGGAAGGCAGTCAGCACTACGTCGGAGCGTTGCAACAGGTCAGGGGTGATACATCCCCGTTCCATGATTTCGTACACCTCGCGCTCTTGGCTCCAAGGCGTGAGATTGACCGAGCGGACACCGAACAGCATGGCATAGCCTTCCACGGTACGGCCTTTCTTGCCGTCACCAGCCTCACGGACATGCAGTTCGGAGGCTTGCAATTCGATTTGTCTTTCGATTTTGCTCATTGTTGTTTGAATTTATTGGTTACTACTTCCGGCGTAATGATGTGCGGGATTGGTAGCTGTCCGCACGTGGCGGTCGGTTCTCAACTCTCGCTCAATAGCCGCTATTTCTTGTTTGTTTTCGGGTTTCATAATTGTGCCCTCCTACATATCGGATAAATGCTTGTTTTTGGTTTACTTTTGGGCTTTATGGCGGTATCGCTACTGAGATACACGTGGTATCGCTACTGAGATACACGTTGTATTGCTACTGCGATACCGCATGTATCGCTACTGAGATACTTTCCCTTCCTCGCCTTCGGTTTTGCCCTCCTCGGTCGGGCGACCGCCACCGCTCTCGCGGAGTTTGGGCGAACCCACCTCCGCAAGGTTGGTACTGCACAGAGCCTTGTCGCCGAACGGTACAGACGGCATGTCGTGCTCCCTGCGCAACTCGTTGATGGTCTTCACACCGGTTTGCAGGTTGAGCGCGTCCACCTTTGCCTGACGCTCCGGGTCCATTGCTATCAGCGGCTTCTCGCAGATATGGATGCGGTGGACGCCGAAGTCGAAGACCGACTTGGGCATCAGCATGTGCAGTTTGCGGGTGATCTCCATCTCACGGGCGTTCTTCTCCGGCAGGATGGTACGTGTCAGGAACTCGCCGGTAGCCTCTACGTAGGATGTGTAGTGACTGTTCGTGTCGAGCATGAGCAGCGGTCTCGGAACACCAAGGAAACGTGCGCAGTCGTCGTCCGATTTGAGCACGGTCTCCAAGGCTTGCATGTCCTGCGCGGTCATACTCAGGTTCTGGAACTTCTCAAGACCGCGGATTGCCACGATGTCCTGACCGCTCCACAACTTACCCTGAATCTCCTTTGCGTAGTCGTCGGAGGTGTTCTTGTTGTACTGACCGAGACCGAGTTGTCCGGGACCTTTGTCCTCCGAGATGAAGCCTTTGACGCGACCGCCCTTTGCAGCCGTTTCGAGGGTCTGCTGCTGCTGGGTCTTGATGTACGACAGCGTCTGTGTCATGAATCGGAGCGTCGGGATGCCCCACACGCCGCCTCGTTCGCGGAAGGTGTTCGGGAAGTGCAGCACGTACTTGCGAGGCACGTTCGTCTTCGTCACATACCCGGCATCGCTCAGGTAGGTCACGTTGTAGAGACCCGTGGCGAGGTTGTACGAACCGTATTCGACTATCCAAGCACGCAGCGGAAAGTCCATCTCGTCGCACTCCAGATAGACGAAGCCGTTACCGTATGCGATTTGGTTGATCGTGACGAGTTCCCACATCTGCGGACCCGTCATCAGTGGGTTCGGCTCGACTTGGAAGAGGTAGTTCATCCGCTTGCCGAAACCGCGCATGTCGGTGACGAAGTTGCCGCCCTCGCGGTCCACCTTCTGGAACTGCACGGGCATGAGACCCATCGTCCGGGCACGGAGCTCGACGGCGCGGTAGTATGCGGACACCGAGAGAGCGGACATCGGACTGTTCACGAACACGATGCGCTCGGCGTAGTTTGCGCCTTCGGCTTTGGTTTGAGCGTTGCCGCCCGCGCCGTCCTTGATGCCTTCCATCGTGGAAGACGGCAGACCCGGAGCCAGTTCCCTCCGTTGAATGTTAATGTCAAATCCAAATAAATGCATATCTTTTGGGTTGTTTTGTTTCGTTTGAGCCGCCGGGAGAACTTGCATCTCCGACCTCATCCGTATTCCAGATGCGCTCTACTATCTGAGCTATGACGGCATTTTGCCCGACCGGGTGCGCTTTACGGCATCGGCTTGCGCCTGTGCCAACCTCCGAACCGAAAGCCGAAGGTATAAGCGTGTCGGGTCTCTACTATACGCCGAATTGTGCGTTTTCGGTTTACTTTTGGTCGTTTTCCACCAGCGTCACCTTCTGGTTCGGCATCTGAACAGCCGTGATTTGCATCTCGTTGCGCTCCTTCGAGCCGTCGCATGAGGTGATGTTATGCCACTTGCCGTGGTACTGAATCAGGCACCACTCGTCGATCCACTCGTGCCACCGCATTCGGAACATCACGACGTTGTACGCCTCGACCGCTCCGTTGCGCAGAGTCAATCGTCTTGAGCGGCATCTTACCGGCAAGTGCAGTATCGAGGCCGTTCACCTCTGATGTGGAGTGCATATGGTTTACCGGTGCAACGAGGTGGAACACACCGAGTGCGTCTGCGATGCGATAAATGAGCGGTTGTCTGTTGTCAGGATTTGATGGTGTCATAGTTGTATTGTTTTAGTTGTTTTACGATTCTGCGGCTTGTTCAAGGTCCCCATCGGAGAAGTCCGCTCCCGGTGTCAGCGTACCGTCGGCGAAGTTGCCGTATGTATAGAGCGTGCCGTTGATGAAATCCCACGCTTGGTTGTCGGTGTCGATGCCTTCACTGCCTTCAAATTGTATGCTCAGGTTAGCAAGACTGCCTTTGGCACCGTTGGCCTTCCATGATTTGACGAAGGCTTTGCCAACGACCTTGAATCCTACTACGAGGAATTGCAGCGTGAGTTCGGTGCCACCTGTCAGCGCATCAAGGAACTGCTTGGCGTATTGAGGATTGCCGATGAGGCCGTCGCAACTGACGGACCAGTCGTAGTCGGTCGGTATCTTCTTTTTGGTGATGCCTGATGTCGGCGAGCATGTACTGAGATAGTTCCGGCTGATGTCGAAGTTGCATGACTTGCATGCAGCGACCGCCACTTGCGATCCGCCGATGTTGGTCGTAACTATTATGTCATCTCCGTGTATTACCATTCTATATATCGTTTAATTGTTCAAAATCGGTTTACTTTACGACTCCGAAGGCGTTTCTGATGCCTCAAAGCATGTCAGCTTGCACACGCCTGTTTGCCAATCCCTACTCTCGGATAGCGGCAGATAGACCTTGCCGTCGTTGATGCCGTTGAGTTTGAGCAACGGCAGCGGTGCAGCGGTCGGATGTGCCACCTCCAGTTCCAGCCGTTGCCGTGCCGCACCGTAGTACGATGCTAAGCGATTGAGCAGGTCCACCTCCGGGCGCATACCAAACGTAAAGGATGTGGTTATATCGTAGGCGAGTAGCGTCATCGGTTGTGTAGTCGTGTCCATAATGAGCGACGGCGACGGGTGGTTATTCATCCACGATGCAAAATCGACGTTTGTGCTTATCTCGTCACGGAAGTTAGTGCTTAGTTTTTGGAAGTATGTATTCTCACTATCCTCTTTTTCGAGATATGCAGTGCCCGGTTCGTAGCTCAATTCGATTGAATCAATCAGAGCGGCTAAAGTTAAAATACCACCTTGTCCGTAGGTGCATCCCATGATCTCGAAATTGACATTTCCTGACATATAAGAGTTAATGTTTATTTCGAGTTCATAGTCCATGCCTGATTGTGGATTTTGTTCAATTACCCGCTGACTCTGCCAACTTGATCCGTTATAGTATTTGTCGCCAATCGAGAATGCGAACCAAAAGTTTTTCGTCCAATGCCCTCCATTGTCCGTAAAATACCATCTGTTTTCTGTTCCTTGCTCTCGGTCTGCTGCATCACGTTGGTCCACTCCGACAAAACGGGAGAATTTAATCCTTAGTGTCAGTTTGCCCTTTTGGAACGCACAACTCTTCAGACTGCTGATCTTAAAAATCGGTATATCCGCGTCTGCGAGTTGTGGGATAAAACTGCAATATAATCCACGGATGTACGGTGCATCTGAGTATTGACCGGATTGTGTTCTCGCCGTATGGTACACATAGAAGGCTCCGGCATTGTAGGTCGCTTTCCCGACATTCCAGTTGGATTGGTACCAAGCGGATGCCTCTATGGTGTCATCGAGATTGCTGGTTCCAGCATATTGCCCGCTTGTTACCTTGCCATCATTCCACGACAGGTTGCCGTAGTAGTAGTTGAATAACAGATTGGAGTATGCGGTAATCGCTTTTGAATAGGTGGTCTTCAGATACGGTGTGGTGTGTCCATCTTGCGTATATTCTGCGAAGTAATAGTTAATCTCATTCGTCATCGTTCCATACGGGAACGGAGGCAGTTTGAGTTCCGTATTTATATCCTCTACTTTTGCTGCGACCTTCACCGAACTTGCACCTTGCATGATGGTGCGTTGGTGTCCTGTTCCCATCCAAGTGACATCCGTCTCAAGAGATTTGGTGGTCAAAGGCACAAGTGTTGCATTGGTGTGGAAGTCATATCGGAACCCGTTCAAACTATCACGGTACAAACCGATGGTCTCGTTTATGCGTTCAAAAAACACACTACTACCCTGCTCACGGACGGTCCAACCCATATATTTGCACAACTTCTCAAGAACGGATTTGCAACTGTCACCCTTAAGGATGGTCGTCGGGTAGTTCTCGGTGCTGTATTCCTCTTCCTTGATGAACTGCGTGGCATCGAGCATCTTATTAAAGATACGGTATGACTGCGCACTGTAATAGATATTCTGCCAAAGGGTCATCACAATCGAGTTCTCGATATTGTTCAGCGCGTAATAGATGATCCAGTTAATGTTCAATACGCCGGATAGGTTCGTGTTCATCTCCACTGATTCCATCGCCTCCAATACGCTGATGACCGGCAGACTCAAAATCTGCGGCACGCCAGTGTAGTCCTGATTGTATGCCTCACAACTGAGGAATCCCTGCCACTCGATCGCGTTGGAGTTGTCGAGGTTGAGCAGACGGACTGGCCGGGCGATGTTATTCGACGGCAGCAACTCGTCAAGGGTTATGTAGGTGCCATCGGGTTTTAGCGTACACACTTGCAACGTGCCGGTTTGTGTACGGACAGGGTGGAAGAAGTCATCGCTCGCGTCTTCGTTAGTCACAAACGGTGTCGGACCCGCCGTAAGTTGAACGGGGGTGAACTCACCTTCGTCGTAGATGTCCACCCGGTAGTGTATGCCTTGCAAGGACACAAAGGGTATTTGCCAACGGATATTCTTTGCCATGATTAGTGCCTTTCGCTATAGAAGCTCCGCGAGCCGCCGAGACTTCGGTTGGTGTTATTGAGGAATATGAGCATGTCTGTGCCGCTGATGCGTGTCTCAAGTTGCATATTACCCATCGGGTTACTGTTCAGTTGCCCTGCGATGGCTCCCTGTTGGGCACGGTTGAGAATGAGCTCGCCTGCATTGATCCCGTAGTCGGACGTCCGTAGGTTGTCGCCGCTGAAGGAGTTGCCCGGTACGATACCACCGTTAGCGAAGCCGCCAGACGTTGCGGACTTGATAGCGGCGATGGTGCTGACCATGGTAGCCACACCGGCAGTAGCGGCGGCGATCCAACCGAACACACCGGCCGCACCCGTGGCAGGACTTGCAGCAGCTTGCGCAAAACCGAGTGCGATATTTGCAACGGCTTGCATCACAATGCCGGACACCTTCGCAGCAGGGTCCTCCAACTGTTGCAACGCCGAACCGACATTATTCACCGCTGCCACAGCATTCTGCCAAGCGTCGGCGGTCTGCTTTGCTGCTTGCACAGGAGTCTCAATCGAACCCGTCTCAAAGTTGATTTGTATCGGGTCCATATGCAACTCTTTGAGTCGCTCGTTCAGTTTATCTTGTAATGCGGTCCACTCTTCTTCCGTTACATCAAAATCCACAGATGAGTTAATTCGAGTTTTAAGCCCGGTTGTACCGAGGTCTTCAGTCGTCCACCCTGCCTTCTTTGCGACTCCAGTCAGACCTCTAAGGATAGAAGAATCGACTTGTTTGATTTGGAGTGCTTTTTCCTTCTCAGCCTGCTCCAACTCACGGTCAGCCTGCTTTTGCGCCTCCTTAGCGTCTTTGAGTTCTTTTACTACACGGGAAAGGTCCTGAATCTCTTTTGCCTCTTCGTCAATGGCTGCCTTATATTTAGGATCGGCATACATATTATATGCCTCGGTATAGGCATCAAACAACCTCTCATGCGCAGCAAGTTCCTTCGCTTTGTAGGTTTCTTCGTCGTCCAATCCGGCCTCTTTTCTGATGGCTGCGATGCCTAATGTTGTTGCGTAGTCTTCAAGAGCCTTATTGACTTTCTCCTCCGCTTGAGTCTTCGGTTTGTCCGCTTTCTCCTGAGCAGTGGCAGCACTCTTGCCTGTCCGTATTTGCGAGTTTTGGTAGTCTATTTCGAGTTGGGATAGGTTACCCTCTGCTCTTGAACGATCAGATGATCCTTTAGCATATAGTTCAACGGTCTTTTGCAACCATTTCTTCTTGATCTCATAGACCTTCTTTTCGTACTCTTCCTCTTTCCCTTCTTTGGTCATCTGCACCTTGTCAAGTGCAGCGATCTCAGCTTTCATCTGCGCATCGTACTGACCAGCATCATCCTTCCTTACTGTATCTTCCGCATTTTTGAGACCAGTATTATCGTATAGTTTTTTGCGCTGTTCCTCTATTTCTTGGAACTTTTTTAATAATTCATCACCTTCCTGAAGTCCGGTCCCAAGTAACTGCTCATTCATTGCTTGTGCTCCTTTTTCCGTCCACTTCATACCGAACAGGCCATCATTCTCGGCGTAACCGTTCAAAAGAAGCCCAACTCCCATTTGCTGTTGTTCTCTATAGGATAGTCCTTGCCCCGCCTTGACTAACTTGTCCTTGTTTTTCTCAAGACGCTCATAGTAATCTTTGTATTTTTCTTCGGCAAGCGTTTGGAGCGCAGATGCTTGTGCACGCAGTTGGAATGATTGAAGCATCGCGTCAGTGTCTTTCATAAACACCTTCTCTGCGTCTGATACATTCTCAATCGCCACACCGAGTTCGTTGAACTTATCGGCATTATTCGTGATCCAGTCATCTTTCTCTTGCTCGGTAGTGAGTGACTGCCATTCGTCCTTGAGGATGTTATAACTCGTCACCATCTTACCCATCGACGAGCCGACCGACTCAGCGAGTTTCTTCTGATCCTGAGCAGCCCTGCTGGCACTGCCAGAGAAGATAGCAAGAGCACCGACCACCGCACCGATGGCAGATGCAAGCAGCATGAACGGGTTTGCCTTAGCAACGGCATTGAGAGCCTTCTGTGCGACGGTGGCGGCTTTCGTTGCAGCGACATTGCCGGTCATCGCCTTCGTCTCCATCTCCTGTGCGGCAGCGGCGGCAAGACGTTGCACTTTCGCCACACCTTGCATCAGGTTAGACTCCTTCTGCAAAGCGGCCTGTATCTTCGTCAGACCGTTTGCAACAGCCATTGCGCCTTGCAACTTGGCCATGGCTTGCATTGCTTCGTTGCTCTTGACGCCGAACATCTGAAGGGCACCCTGCCCTACTTGGAAGACGGACACGAGACCCGTCACGCCACCGGCGATCTGGTCGAAGACCTGCGTGTCGGAAGCCATGCCACCGATCTCACGATTGACATCGGCCATTGCATCTCTCAGCATTGCAGCCTTGCCCTTAATTTCGTCCATTGACGCGGCGAGTGCCTTGCCCCAGTCGGAGTTCTTCTCCTCTTGCGTGAGGTTGCGGTAGGTGGTGGTCATCTGCATGAGTGCTTCCGTGTACTCACGCAGTTGGCTCTTTGCCGAGGTGGTCTTGGTCTCCATGCTACCAAGAGACTGGATGAAGGCTATCTCATCCTTGTCAGCATAGGCGAAAGATGCACCAGTGCGGCGCACCTCTTTCTCCATGTGTTGTAGCTGCTGTGTGGCGCGACTCAACTTCTGGTCATATTCTTGGCTCTCGACTTTGAGCCTTACGATTGCATCTGCCATATCTATTTGAATTCTTTTGCGATTAGTGCATCCAAAAGCAGGTCAAACTGCTCGGCTGCGTATTGTATTGCCCTGTGGCTTGTGTCCTCGAACCAATGTCTTGCCGCAATTTGTCCTACGTTACGGATGCCGTTGGTAGAACGTTTCGGAGTACCGCTATTGAGGAACCTCAAAATAAATGCAGCGTCTTTCCCTTGGTAGGTCAGAAGGTCTTCGGTTCGTCTGCTTCTCGGCATTCGGTTTCCTCCTCGGTGATTGCCCTTGCGGTTGGTCTCAAACTCCAAACGGTGGCGAACAGGCGGTAATGGACAGCGACCACCAGCCTTGCCACGTCCGTCCAAGATATTCAAACTTCCACCTATTATCTTTTTGTAAACGGCCTTACGTACTGCTTGTGCAGCTTGACGGGTCGATTGACGGTCGGCAGCTTGCTTCACAGGGTCCATTGCGCCCATGATGACTTGCCGCACGATCCGCCGCACCTTCTTCTCCATCTCCGGGTTGGTGGTTAGCAGCTGGTCGAGTTTGACATTATTTTCAAGTTCGATTGTGTCCATTCTATAAAACCGACAAAACCCGCAAAATGGTTTACTTTTGCGAGTTTTGGGAATAAAAATGTACGATTTTTAAGATTTGAACGATGGGTGGCAAGCGTTTTCTCGGCGTTTTGTCTGCCTAAACGTGTCAAATTTTAAGATTTAGCCTATAAAAACGGGATAAACTTTCTCGCAATCAGGATGTAGGGTGCGGTAGTCGGTATCTTCTCCATGACCCATGCGGCGAGTTTGAGCAGGAGCAGGATGGCGGTGATCCAGAACCACCACGAGCAGAAGCGGTCATACCCGGTACGGGCTTTCTTCTCGGCGCGGTCGTACTCGCTTTGCAGCGTCGTCAGTTGGTTAGTCAGGCTGTCGGCAGTGTGCTGATAGTCGGACGCGAGGTTGCGGTAGTAGGCGGTGCTGTCACGCTGCTCATGGTGGGTGTCGGTCTGATGCACGCCTGCCACGTTCGTCGCCTCGCCGGTCTTGGCGTTGTAGGTTCCGCCGCCCTCGCCGAACTGAATCGTGAGACCTGTGCTGTCCTTGATGGTGACGTGGTGCTCGATGATGTGCAGCGAGTCGCGGACATGCCAACGTGTGCTGTCCTGCCAACGGATCGCCACGGAGTCCCGGACGTTCACTTTCTCGGATACTTGCACGGTCTTGCAGGCGGGGAACAGGAGACAGAGGGCGATGGTGAGTGCCACGGCAGCCGCCATGATCCACATGCCGTGCAGGCATCCTTGCGGCTGTGGGGTCTCGCCCTGCGGGTCGGTTATGTAGAGTGAGCCGTTCATTTCTTGCGTCCTTTCGTTGGTTTGGTGTGTTTGTTGGCCTCGAAGGCAGCAAAGCCGCCGTTCAGGTACTCTTTGATGTCGCTCAGCAGTTCGGACATGGTGCCGATGGTCTCGTTCTGCGCACGGTTCTCGACTTGGATGTCCGAGAGCTGCGAACCGATGTCGGTACGCAGTTGGTCGAACTCCTGTTTGCGTACCGCCTCGCCGCTGTCCATCCGCGCAAGGATAGCCTTCTCGAACTTCTGCAGCATGGTCTCGGCGAAGTCAGCCTCCTTACCCATCGCCTCAATCTTGGCGGTCTGCGCGTTCGCCTCTTTCTCCTTGGCGGCTGCTTCTTTCTCCTTGCGAGCGGCACGCCAGAAGATGATACCACCGATGCCGCCGATCACGCCGACCACTCCGATGGCGAAGTTGCCGATTTCAAAAAACAAGTCCCAGTTCATGACTCTGCCGCCTCCTCCGGCTCGATTGTTTCGGGTTGGGGATGCTCGCGGGCCCATTCTTGTTCATAGGCTACTTTGTCGGCGTCTGTGCATTGCAACCATGGCTCGGCATGAGGCGGCAGACCGACTTCATGACGAAACATACGCGGTTCGTCTTCTTGGTCATGAAACAGCCAGTCGAATCCCTCGTCCGGCGTTTGTACTCGTGTTGTAAATTCAGTTATCATAATCGTTATTTTGTTACAGTCCAATGTTTAATGTTGGTCAGATAGGCATAGATGGTCATGGTGCCCTCATCGAAAACGAACAGATGGCTTTCGTCTTTAATGGCATCATAGACGGCTTG